TAGGTTTCTTGCCATTTCAGCATTTTGTATACCAGAACGTTCTGTGCCAAAGGCTCCTGCGCTAACAGCTTGTGCGTCTACGCCTTGCTGTTGTAATTTTGATTGTCTATCTAATTCTGCTAAAGCATTTTGTGTAACCGCTTGTTGATAGGGATCCATGTAAGATTGTATACCTTCAGCAGTAGGAGCAAACATTCTAGCCGCACCTCTTGTAGCTTGTACACCTTCGCCTATTGTTTGTCCTGCTTGATCTAGAAAAGGTTGATATTGACCAATACCTTGTTGCGCCATACTCATGGCTTGTTGTTGAGCAGGATCTAATCCCGCTACTTGAAAACCTGCTATCGGTTGTGGTACACCAGCTCTACCTAATTTTCTTGCTTGAAAATCTGCTTCTGTTTCTCCTGGCTGTTTGACAGCGTTAGGATCTCCGAATGTTGATGTTAATAGCTGTTTACCTCTTTCCTCAATGTAAGGTGCCAGTCTATTATACGTTACTATTTCGTCAGCCATTATGCTATTCCTACCCCTCTAGATGAATCTGGATCTAATCTATTCATTAAATTATACATGGCCCGTGGTCCGCCAGCATTGTCTACTGCTTTTGCAGTCATTACAAACTCTCCATCACTCAGCATTGCAGGAACTAAATCATCTTTAGGTCCACCAGGTCCTGAGATCTGACCTTGCCTTCTTGGAAACTCTCCACCCATAGCATACTTATCCATATACTCTAAGTCCATTATACCACCGTCAGCTGCCATGGGCATTTGATAATTACTAGGCATTTGATTACCGAACTGACCATAGTATGGATTTTGTGGGTACAGGCTAGCAAAACTAGAATTATCCATCACACTAGACTCGTCCTCTTCAGCCATACTTCCAATTAAAGGAGGTGCTAATAATGCCGCAGTATTTGTAAGTGCTCCTAGTCCAACCTTTGCAGCGGGATTAATTAATTGACCATCTACTATTTTAGCTCCTCCTGATTGTGTTAAAATTTGCATTTGATCAGATCCTAAAGAACTTAACTCTTTTCCTGCTAAAGTAGAATCTCCTAGTAATTCTGCTTGAGCTGGATTTACTTCTGTGCTTGCAGATTGAAAACCTAAGTTTTGTCCAACACGTTCAAATGCTGTACCAAGTCCTCCACCTTCTCCACTACTAAAAATATCACGAAGTGCATATCCGCCAGGATCTCCTCCAAACATTTCTGCTTGTCCAAAAGCTCTGCCTGCACCATATCCTCCAATACCTCCTGTAATTACATCTGCAGCATCACCACCAGTCAGTAAAGGCACACCAGCACCAATCAATGCAGAGTAAACAGGTCCTGCTCCAAAAATACCAGCAATTGTACCAGCGTAGGGTGCAATATCTTTCAGTGCTTTCTTAGCACCTTTAAAAATCTTTTTTAAAAAAAACTCAGGTTGTCCTGTTACAGGATTGATTGAGTTAAAATTATTACCAACAATATATCTTTCAGGGTTAATACCCATGTCTAGCATTTGATTGAACAACATTGCTTTTAGTCTAGGATTAGAATCAAGAACTTCCATAGGCACAACAGTTTCACCTTCGGCAACGTGTGCGATATATGCGTCCTCGTATCTACCTAAATCTGCAATTTTAGAAACCTCGTGTTGAAATGATTCCAACCCTCTAGGTTCTGATTGTTGCATGCTATAATTCATGTTTAATTTGTTCCCCCGAATATATCCGGTATTTTGTTTACTTTAATTGCGACATCTTTTTGTATGTCTTCTTCAGTTGTGTCGGTGGCAGGATTTTGAACGTCTTTGATTGCTTCTTCTTCTGAGGCGTAGACTTCTCCTGTTTTGGCGTGTTTGATAGTTGTCTGTGTTTCCACATCTATCTTAGGGATTGTTTTCCCAGCAACCACGGTAGTATCTTCATTTATACCCATTTTTTACTCTCCTTGCAATATTTATGTTATCTCTAAAACACTTATAATTATGTGTAAATCATTAGCGTTTTGTGCTGTTGCTTTAATAATTTCTGACTCTTTTGCTACTAATAACTCAGACAGTAATTCAGTAGATGTTTTAGCTGCTATAGACTTATCTTTTTCTAGTGAAAAAACAGCAGTAGCACTATCTGTTAATGTAAGTGTTAAAGTACAAGCATTAGAGGCATCATCGTTAGAAACTCGTATGGATTTTATTAAAGCAGTTGTAGCTGTTGGCACAGTGTAAATTGTAGTGGCATCTGTGGTTGTAAGATCTACTTTGTAATTTGTATATACGTTAGGCATCTATGATAAAAACCAGCTTACCCTTTCATCTTCTTCTCTTAATACCTCTGGTGTGTAAGTATTGTTAAGCAAAAATATTAATTGTTCTAATGTTTGTATTAAGGTGTTTTGTTGTTGTTGACTATATTCTTTAGATGCTTGTGGTAATCTTGGTATTTGTATTTTAGACATTATGATCCTCTCATTCCATCTGGTTTAATATCTAATCTTAAAGTTCCGTATCTCCAATCATCATCTACAGCATCACTTTCAACTCTTACTGCAACTTGTCTGCCTCTAATACGAGTATCTTGTTTCTTTGTAGTGGTACTCATGTTAAATGCTCCATGAGATTTTTGTGTTCCATTAGGATAAGGTCTAGATTTAATTGTTACATCTACTGTTCCTGCTTGTGATTTAAAATCTGGTATAATTCTACTGATAGACATAAATTGATCACCATCTGCGATGTCTACATCACCTGATTCTATATGTGCATTCATAGCACTACCGTCATCGTTTGCTCCACTTTCATGTAAGTAAACAAAAGTTCTACCTGCTTTTAATCCTGTAATTGTAGATATAGTTGCAGTTGTATCAGAAGCCTCAAACTCAGCAGCATAAGGATTATCATATGTTCCTCTATCAGCCCAGGCACTTCTGGCCAAAGTTCCTATGTACCAAAGATTTTCTGCATAATTAAATACTACCACTCTGTCAATTTGACTAGAGTTAAGAGAAGGATAAAACCACATTACTTCATTGTAATCTGTGTTAGCTGCACAGAATATATCTTGCTTTGCATTCTGATTTAAATCATCAAAAACATAATCCTGCACTGTACATGGTATTTTTTGTACCGCACCATCAAATAAGAAGAAGGAGTCAGTACCCATCCAAAAAGATATACCACCTACATCTACTGCAGCATGTAAACCAATACATCCACAAGCAGAACCTAATTGATTAAAACCAAATGTAAAAGGGGGTCCTATAAACTGCATTTGATATAAAGCAGTATCTGTCCATATTAACACAGCACCTCTAGATCTAACAGCAGTCTGAATAAAATTACCATCAACAAGTCTTTTTGAACCTGCTGTGTTGGTTGCTGTAGGTGTCCAAACATTCTCAGCTTCTTGTCCAGACCACCTTAAAAACATGTTATCTTGAGTAGAGGAGGTTCCTATAGTTGTCTCTGTACCAAAACAAATGACATGTCTGTCGTCACCTGAAACTAACATAAATCTAGTTTTTGTAGGTGCATTTGAAACATTTGTTGTAGAAGCTCTATTAGAAGATAATCCTCCCGATGTATCCCAATAGAATAAACCACCGTTAAATTGCAATGCTAAAACATCTTCCCCCCAATTATCAAGTGCCCATTTAGAAGATTCCAAAAGCACGCCTTGTCCACCTGTTAGACCTGATCTTGTTGAGTTCCAGGTAGATGCTCCCCATGTACCTGCACCCCAACCGTAACCAAACAATGATACAGCAGATCCTGTATTAATTTGATATGTTCCGTTGGCCGTGGCCCCTGTAGCATCAGAACTAGCTGCGGCTTTCGCTTCAATAGTATATGTATTTGAGTCAGGAACAGTAAGTATTTCAAACTCACCTTGTAGATTAGCTGCACTAATACCGCCTACTGCACCACTAACACTTGCTATACTTACAAAATCACCTATTAAAGCACCGTGACTAGAGTCAGTTATTGTTACTGTTGTAGATCCATTTGTTGTGGCAAACTGCGTAATGTTACCAGTAGCAGTTGTACGAATAGGAGTTATGTCTGCGTAATTATTTTCTGAATAAGCGTAGAGTTTTTTATTGGTGCCATAGATAGCATATTTAACACCATCAATACCAGAGTAAGTTAAAATAGCTCTTGTTGCACCCACAAGTGCATCACTAGTTACTTTTTCCCAACCACCAATTTTTTCAGGTAACCCATATCTAAAACGAACGTTATCACAATCTACCCAACGTCCTTCTGCACCATATTCGGTATTTTGTTTATCTATACCTGGTGCTATTTGCAGTTTTGTTAACGGCATTTAAGCTCCTAGTTAGTTGCGTAGAACGGTATCCAGTAATCAGTGCCATTTATATTGACACGAATATGACCTGTCAAAGATCCTACACTTGTATCTGTTGTAATACTTTTAGTTTGATCTGAAGCACTTGTGCCATCAAATCTAATAAACTCTTGATCTGTATCATCTTGATCCAATGTTAAACAAGCTATAGCACCAGAAGAATTTGCTTGACTAACTGTTACTAGTGCACTTGTTGGTGAACTTGTACCGAATCCGATTTTATCAGCAGATCCATCTATAAAAAAAGCGTGTGTTAAAGTATTTGTTTCTGCTCTAAAATCTACTGAAGCTCCTGATTCGTTAAAGGTAAAATTACCTCCATCTAAATCAACAGTGCTGGTAACTTTCATACCCCCAACGACATGTAATTCTGTAGAAGGTGAGTTTGTTTTAATACCTACACGATCATTACCTGCATCGGTAAAGAATAAGTTGGCATCTCCATTACCTTCAATACGAAAATCTACGTCAGCACTTGACTCGTTAAATACAAAAGTACCTCCATCTAATGATGTGTTACCTGTTACAGTCAGTGTTCCGTTGGCCTTAATATTTCCTGCATCGTTCAAGACATCAAACATAGTAGATCCGTCAGAGTATAAAATATGTTTAGCACCCTGAACTAATTCTGTTCCTGTGCCACCAGCAGGTTTAAATGTTAAAGTATTACCACCATGAGTTGTTGCATCATCGACAATATACCATGTCTCTACAGCCTCACAACTCATAGTTGTGTTACCTGTTACA